TTATTTTAGGTGATGTCTAGTCATGCCACTCGTTAAACTCGCCCTTCGCCCAGGGATTGACAAGCAAAACACCGAATACGGTGCGGAAGGCGGCTGGATTGACTCTGACTTCGTGCGCTTCCGCTACGGGCTACCCGAGAAGATGGGTGGCTGGCAGCCCTTTAACAATGCTTCACAGTATTTCATTGGTTTTTGTAGTGACATATTTTCGTGGAATAGCTTGTCTGGTGTGCCTCACGCCGTGCTTGGTACGACAAAAAAACTATATGTCTTCCAGTCCGGTTTTTGGGCAGACATTACCCCCATTCGTTATACCAGCAGCGCGGGCGATGCAACTTTTGTAGCTACAAATGGCTCCACTAGTTTGACAGTGACAGACGCGGGGCATGGCGCAATCCAAGGGGACTTTGTTACGTTCTCAGACGCCGTGTCGCTTGGTGGTGTTATCACCGCAGACGTCTTGAACCAAGAGTTTGAGGTCACGGAAGTCCTTGGCAGCAGTTCCTACACCATTACTTCGCCTGTTGCGGCTAATGCGAGCGACACGGGCGACGGTGGTGCGGCAACAATTGCGCAATATCAAATCAACATCGGAGCCGACGTTAGTTATTTTGACTTTGGTTGGGGGACAGGCTCTTGGAACCTTTCCACTTGGGGCACGCCTCGCCCTGCTTCCGCCGGCTTGGCTTTATTGTCCCGTGTTTGGCAGTTCGACAACTACGGCGAAGACCTTATCTGCCAGTTAGTAAACGGGGGGGTTTACCTTTGGGACACCAGTGCGGGCCCAAGTACCCGAGCAACCGCCATTACAGGGGCACCCACGAAGAGCACCTACGCGTTGGTTTCCACGCCTGACAGGCATTTGGTTTGTTTTGGCACAGAAGATACGCTTGAGGACCCTAGCTCACAAGACCCGATGTTTGTGCGGTTTTCGTCGCAAGAGAACATCAACACCTTTGTGCCTACAGCCACGAACACGGCTGGTGGACAGCGTTTGACTGACGGCAACAGGATTGTCAGTGCTGTACGGTCTCGTGGTCAGATCTTGATTTTTACAGACACTTCTTTGCATTCCATGCAGTTTATTGGCCCGCCGTTCACGTTTGGTTTCCAGCAGTTGGGATCAAACTGTGGCTGTATTGGTCCGCACGCGGCCATTGACGCCAATGGTTTGGCGTTTTGGATGGGCAAGGAAGCGTTTTACGTCTTTGACGGCACAGTCAAGAAGATCCCTTGCACGGTGCAGGATTACGTGTTCAAGGACCTCAATTTTGTTCAGGGACAAAAGGTTTTTGCAGGAATTAACACTGAATTTAACGAAATAACGTGGTGGTACTGCTCTTTTACCTCTGACTATATTGACCGTTTCGTGACGTATAACTACCTTGAGGCCGTTTGGACGGTGGGTACGATGGCTCGCACGGCTTGGCAAGATGTCAGTAGTTTTCCAAGGCCCATTGGCGCTGAGTATTCACCGACCGGTACACAGACGCCTGTTGGTGGCGCCATCCCTGGGCTCACAGCGGGCAGAACCGTCTTGTATAGCCAAGAATCTGGTGTAAATGCGGTCAATCAACCGATTACGGCCTTCATCCAAGCGGGTTATTTTGACATTTCAGAGGGCGATAACATGCTCTTTATGAAGCGTTTTATCCCTGATTTCTTGGAGCAAGCGGGCAATTTAACGGTTAATTTGTTGCTCCGACCTTACCCTCAGGCCACCGCTAGCCCGAGCTCCTTGGATCCTTATGTGATCACCCCGACGACTAAAAAGGTGGACACACGAGCCCGTGGGCGGCAACTGTCGCTGAAGATCACCAGTGATGAAATAGACACCCAGTGGCGCTACGGGACGTTGCGTGTCGATGTGCAGCCTGATGGCAGTAGATAGGCATGAGTAAGATTAACAATGTCCGCCTGCCCAACGCGGCACCCATTAGCTACAGCCCCGAGCAGTTTAACCAGCTTGTGCGCTCGCTTGAACAGATTGTCTTTCAGCTAAACACCAGTTACACCCCCATAACCTCGGAAAACACGGCAAGCGCCATGTCCTGGGCCGTGGGCCGCGCAGGGTCAGCCGGTGGCGGTTTTGCCGGAGGCATTCGTGGTTTCCAGCCAAGCAGTGGCATTTTGTTGCCACACGCGATGTTGATGTCGAACTTGGACCAAGAGAGCTTGGGCACAACGGCGGAGAACATAGTCACCTTTGACACCCCTGTGATTGAGTACAACGTCCGAGCGGGGTCGCATGAGGCGACGTTTACGGCCTCGATTGCCACTACCACGATGACGGTATCGGCGGTGGCCTCTGGTGTGTTGTTGTCTGGTATGACTTTGACCGGCACGGGTGTGTCGGCGGGCACGCGCATTGTGGCGCAATTGACTGGCACGGCGGGGGAAACGGGCACCTATACGGTGAGTATTTCGCAGACTGTTGCAAGCACCACGATCCAAGGCTCACGGGCCTCGAAGCTAGAGTTTGATTACCCTGGCGAGTACTACATTAGTGTGCGTCTGCAAGCGACCAATCGGGACAACGCGATCAAGGAGCTAGAGGTGTGGACCAAGGACAAGGGGGTGAACTACCCGCTTAGCAACACACGGTTTGATTTGCCTGAGCGCAAGAGTGTGGATGTCTGGGGTCATGGAGTGCCTGCCGTTATGGGGGTATTCACGGTTAAGGATCCGGTGCTCGACTACTTGGAAATCGCATGGTGGTCGGAAAGTATTTTGGTTTATTTAGAGCATTATGACGCCAGAACGGCGCCAGTGCGACCAGAGATTCCGTCTGTTGTTTTGACAGCGACGCTTGTATCAGCGGTAGGGGAATAACATGGCTGTAAATTACTTAGCAAAGAACCTGATTCCGGCAGCGACCGTGGAAACAACGCTCTACACGGTGCCCGCAGCGGCGACGGGGATTTTGAACTCCTTACGGGTGACAAACGACAATTCCGCAAGTTCGCTCTTAACGGTGAACTTGTACCCCGGTGGAGGGGCCACGGCCCACGCCTTGTTGCGTACGTATTCCCTGCCGGTCAGGGGCACGATGGACGTATTTAGTGGCATTCCTTGCACGGTTGAGACGGGCGACATCATAAAAGTGTTGTCTACGGAGGATGATGTGGTGTTTCACTTGTCCTACTTGGAAGTAGACAGAACATAGTGTTTTAAAGCATAATAGGGCTATTTATCGCGTCCTTTCCCGACGCGCAGCCCTGTGAGGCTACATGCGAAAATTGGAAAGGTAAACAACATGGCAGAAAACGCGATGCAGGGCATTATGGGTTTGGACGAAGCACGGGCGATGCCTGGTATGCCGCCGTCTGCCTCAATGCCGCAAATCCCCCAAATCACGCCTGAGCAGATGGCCGCTTTCGAGCAGGCTCGCATGGAGCTTGATCCGCGCGACGTGGCTCAGGAACTGTTGTCCGCAGGCGAAGACATTGACCCCGGCGCTGTGCAGGAGTTACGCCGCGAATTGGCGGGCATGCAGTTGCCCTCCGAACTGCTTGGTGCGATGCTAGCGATGGTGGAAGCGCTTCTTGCCGAGCCTGGTCGTTACGCTCAGCTGCGGCAAGAACTAATCACAGAAGGTGTGCCAGAGGATATCCTGCCTGCGCAGTTTGATGCGGAATATTTTGGCGCGTTGGAATTGGCTCTTGAGCAGTTGGACATGCAGAATTCAGCAGGCATGCCGTCTGTTGGCTCGATGGAACCGCTGCGATTTGCTGAGGGCGGTATTGTATCGCTCAAGCCCCTTGCCAAGGAACTACAAAGTTTTGGGCGCAATGGCGACACCATGCTGGCGCACATCACTCCCCAAGAAGCCCGCATGCTCAAACGCATGGGTGGTAGCGGCACAATCAACCCGGTTACCGGACTGCCCGAGTTCTTTAACCCAGGTAAAATATTTAAGTCTGTAGGTAAGGTTTTTAAATCTGTTGGCAAAGCGGTGGGTAAAGTTGTTAAAGGAATAGGCAAGGCCGCACAAAAGTTTGCTAAGAGCACGGTGGGCAAGATTGTTATTGCGGTGGCACTGGCTTATTTTGTTGGACCCGCAGCGGCCTCTTTTCTCGGGGTTGGTTCTACTGTTGGTGTAGCCGCAGTCAGTGGCTTTGTTGGGGGTTTTGGCTCGACAATGCTCGGTGGTGGAACCTTAAAAAGTGCGCTCACTAATGGCGCTATTGGTGGTCTTGCAGCCGGTGCAGGCGCGGGCATTATGGGCGGCGCTGAAGCCTTCCAAGCCGGTAGCTACACGGGTCCGACGACTATTTCTGGACAGTTCAACAAGTTCACCGAAGGCGTGGGATCTTTGTTGAGCGCGGAGCCTGCAACACAAGCATTCCCTGTTGCCAGTGGCACAAGCATTCCTGGGCAGGCTCTTGATCCGCTTTCAGGAACCGCGCCTCCCGTAGCGCCCACGATTCCCGGTGTAGGTGCAACAACTCCTGTTCCACCCACCGCTCCTGTTACACCCACCGCAGGCACTAGCGTACCTGCAACAACTCCCAGCGTGAGTGTCGGGACTACTGCTACGCCTCCCGCACCAACAAGTTTCCTTGATCAAATTACAGGTGGGGTTAAAAACTTCTTCACCCCTGGCGCAGAGGTCGATCCGATAGCGTTTGCTGCACAAAAAATGAATGCGTTGCCAGCGGGCACTGATCAATTTGTTAAACAAGCCACGTTTGATGCTGCCCTTAAAGAAGCAACCCCAGGCGTCTTGTCTAAGTATGGTCCTATCGTGGGCGGTGGTCTAGGCATCATGGCACTCACCGGCGGCTTTAATGAGCAGCCCGCAGAAGAATTAAACTTGATGGACAACATCACCACGGGCAGCGACCTGCTAGCACAAGATCCTGATAAGTATGGCGTCAATTTAGGCCCCTCACAAACGGTGTACAACACTCCAACGGGCAACCCTACCTACGTGCCGTATCAAGACTTCTACGCTTCAATGGCGAACAACCCGTTTATGCCACAGCAGCAACAACAACCAACCATGCTCGCAAAGGGCGGTCCCGCTAACCCCGAGGACTTCCCCCGCCGCAATGGTCCAATCAACGGCGCAGGCACTGCCACTTCTGACTCCATCCCTGCCATGCTCTCGGACGGGGAGTTTGTCTTCACAGCGCGAGCTGTACGGGGCGCGGGCAACGGCTCACGGCGCGAGGGAGCTAAGCAGATGTACCGGATGATGAAGCAGTTTGAGGGGAACGCATAATGGCCATTGAACAAACCCAACAGTTTATTAGCGAATCTCCTGAAATTGAGGCACGCAAACTCGGTTTAATCGACGAAGCAAAAAGACTTGCCGGATCCCCGATTAACCTTCCTGCCTTTCAAGTCGCAGGGATGTCGCCACAGCAGTTAACCGCTGAGCAACTAGCGCAGGCAGGCATCGGCGCTTACAGACCGTATCTTGACGCAGCCGGACAAGGCATTGCCCAAGGGCAGAACTTAGCGCAAACAGGCGCGAGAGGCGTGGCGGGTATTAACGCTAGCACGGACTTTGCCGCAGCACAGCGCGCCCTGCAAACGGGTGTCGGACAAGCGGGACAAGTGGGTGCTTATGCACAAGCCGCCGGCGCAGGCATGCCAACCGTGGCCCAAGGCACACAAGCCGTGGGCAGTGCTATACAACAGGCTCCTCAGTACATGCAAGCCAATCTCGGACCGTCGCAACAGATGTTGGGCCAAGCCGCGCAACAAACACAAGCCGTGCAGCCACAGTTTGGTCAAGCGCAAGGCGCCATCGAACAAGGTTTGGGAACAGGCCAACAAGCCATCGGAATGGCCGCGCAAGCACCTGGCATGGCAGGATTCGGTCAGGGCATTGGGGCAGGTTATTTAGCCGCGCAGCAGGCGCAATTGGCCGCCGCACAGCCCGGATTTG